TCATAATCTTATCCCATGAAGCATTTTATAAGTATCAAGTGCAAAGTTATCAGTCATCCCTGCTATAAAATCTATAACCAAATGTGCACGAAGATTCCACTCACGACCAATACTACTATTGCACTCTGCTTTAGAATAGGCTTTGACATAACGTTCAGGTAAACGATTAAAGAGTCTCACTTCAACATCTAGGTCATCATTTTTATCTGTTACACCATCAACTATTTTTTTGAATTTATTTCGATCAAGTATTAATAATTTTTTATAACTTGAAAGTATACCCGATACAATTGAAAAGCCCGATATCTCCATGCTTTCAGCCTCATATGAACTAAAAACATTCTGCCTTGTATAGCCCTTTAAAATTTCTAGCAATTTATTAAGGTCTTTTTTCCCATCAATTATTGGCTGATGAAATGAAAATAAAAATATTTCCTGTCTGTTGAGTACAAAAAGCCTAGCTGCTTCTTTAACACACAGTGAGGATAGTTTGGTTTTAAGATTCAAGAATGGTCTTATGACAACTTCTTTACCATTTTTTTCATTAGCAATTCTTTCCTTTGTATCTTCTATCAGGTTGTCTACTCTAGATTTAAAATCACTATTTACACTTTGGAAAGCAGCTCTAAAGTTATCAAAAAAATATTCAAAAAATGAATTCTCTGTAATAACCTTCTTTTCAATACCATCTTCGATGTCACTTATGCAGTAAGATATGTCGTCTGCCGCTTCCATCAAAAATGCAAATGGGTGCCTTGAATTTAAAGGCATTCCATGTGTTTTATAAATATTTTCATAAAGCTCTTTTTCTGTAGAAAAATAACCCACTTTCTTCTTAAATTTTTCATTCGGATTACGTTCACTTGGACCGGCCACATATTTAATAAAAGAGGCTAGTTGAGTATAAGTGAGATTTAGACCTGTTTCACCATCGTCACCTTGAAGTTTTGTAGCAATTCTTAATCCTTGAGGGTTTCCATCAAAGTTACAGAAATCATCTAATGATAAATCATTTTCATTAACTTCTCCTGTTAATGCCTTTTTAATTATCTCATCACACTCTTCTGATTTAAACCACTGACTAATAGCAGCCTCACAAAAGTGTCCGAATGGGGGGTTTCCAAGATCATGCATCAAACATGATGTCTCGACGATAGTCATTATCGTTGATAGCTCATCTCGCCATTCTTTGTAAATGTCTTCTCCATGACAATTAGCACTCAATTCAGCTTCGACTGCAGCAACTAATGATCTGCCAATATGAGCTACTTCTAGGGAGTGAGTTAATCGACTTCTAACTGCTGAATTGCTTTCAAGAGAGAACACCTGTGCTTTTTGTTGAAGCCTGCGAAATGCAGAAGAATATATCAACCTTGATTTATCACTTAAAAAAACATCTGTGTTGCTAGAGTTTGTTGAACTGCTAGAAGGCCTAGCTCTTTCATGTTTAATAAGTTCTTTAATCATTTTGATGAAACTCCTTACTCATGCATTATTAAAAATAAGCCTAGTTGAATATTTTACATGAAACTTATCGAAGACAACTTTTTATAAAAATAAAAAAGCCTAATCAAAAATTATAATCTAATGTTAAAATTACTTTTCCGGTTTTTTTTACATCACCAGTGCCACAAATGAAGTTTGCTACTTTATTAGTAACACTAATTTTGCGCCCCGGTAAAAGAGCGATGTCATAAACATCGTATTTACCGTCAATTCCCATTAACCAACGCCCGTTGCTAATCTCGCCAAAATTCATATCAACAACCCAAGAGGATTTACTGCTCGATATGAACACCGGTTCAACAAGGGTTTGAGAGATAAAGTTGAGGTTGATTTCCCACAGCCCAGCTTCTTGCAAGCTGCCAGCTCTTAGATTTCGTCGCGGGATGGAATGGTTAGCGGATAATTTATCAGTTTCAATGTGCTGCTTGCACTTGCCCAATGCAAGCCATTGGAGATCGACACCGGTCTCCAGTGCACATGCGGCAACAACGTCACCGGGGAAATAGTTTCTCCTTATCCAAGTGTTAACCGTACCTGATGAAATTCCTAAAAGCTCACAAAGCTGTTTTTGTGGTGTGAATCCATACGCATCCATAATTCTGCGCAACACGGCTTTACCTCGATTGGAGGTAATTACATTCAATATACTCTCGCCAGACGGTAGCTCAGCACCACGCTTATAATTTGCTTTTGCAAGTTCGCCATTCACAAGCCATTGCAGGTCTACACCTGTATCGAGCACACATTTAATAATTGCACTACCCGGCACACTGTTGCGCTGAGACCAAGCACTTACGTTGTTTGAAGGCACATTAAGCGCCTCAGCCAATGCGCGCTGTGTCGTTACGCCATAAGCCGAAAGTAGCCTTTCAATCACGTCCTGAGCATTTGACTCGAAGTTAGACATACAAACACAACCACAAAAGTATTTTGAATGAGCACAATTGTGATCCAACGTATGCACACACTACATGTTACACCGTAGAACACACCTATTAAATGGAGATACTGCGTTATGCATACTGAAAATGCAAACAGCCAGAACGCATTTGACTTAGTGAAATCTCAAGATTTTATTGCCAATGTCGCTGCGATTTTAATGCCTGCCATCAGCGAGGCGGTCAACGACGCCGTGAACAAGGCTGTTACGCTCGCGACTTCACCAACTATGTCTAAGCAAGACTTCGCATCTGCTAACCGCATCAGCCTGTCAGTGCTGGAGAAATGGATTGCGAACGGAGTTGTGCTGCTCGCTCCAACACCATCCTTCACCTACACACAGAACCGCACCAACCGTAAAACCGGTGAAGTGGTAGAAACCACCATGACCAAACATGGCAATCCGCTTATCAATGTTGCTGCATGGCGTGAGAAGAACCGCCAGCAGGCAATCAAATGCCGCTAAATCAACCCATAACTTGATTTTGCAATTTAAGAAGGATCTGAGCATGTTTGATTTCAAGGTTTCTACCCATACCCATTACGACGATGGCTGTCTCAAATTCGCGTTACCTCACAACATGGAAGACGTTGCTAATCAGTCCGGCATGCCTGCGCAAACGCTACGTAATAAACTAAATCCAGGCCAGCCGCATCAGCTTACCGTCTTAGAAGTTTTAGCTCTTACCGACGTCACTGAGGATACAACATTAGTTGATGGCCTGCTGGCGCAAATCCAGTGCCTCCCCTGCGTGCCGGTAAACGAAGTCGCAGATGAAAAATTCCCTCTGTATGTCATGAAAGCCACCGCAGAAGTAGGCCAGTTAGCAGCTGGGGCAACCTCTACCGATCCTATGACAGCCAACTTTAAACGTGGCCTTTTGCAAAACGTTAATAGCGGTATTCGCTGCTTAACACTGGCCGCAATGGCGGTACAGACGCGTATTCAGGCTAACCCTGCTCTGTCCTCAACTGTCGATGCTATCAGTGGCATTGGTGCATCATTTGGTATGAGTTGAGGGGGAATCATGATCTCATTGGCAGCAAAACTTACACGCCAAACCCCATCCATGTCATACGGACATGGCTGGATAATGGGAGAAAACGGTAAGCGCTGGAACCCGGCAACCCTGTCGTCTTCAGAAATAAGAGCACAGGCATTACCTAAGAGAGGCAAATCATGGCTATCGAAGGCGATTCCATGCTGGTCGAACTGACAGCCGGTCAACGCGTTGCCGCGCTGAATCATGTTGCTCTACTTCGGGCTCAACTGATGGGCAGAAATTGCGAAAAAGATGTAGCCCGTTTTATTGCTGAAATGCGCGATGTTACTGACAGCAATTATCAGGATAAAAAACGAGCGTTAAGCGCAATTTTTTTCCTGGCGCACATAGGTAAAGACCGTCACTCAGCCGATTTTACTGATCTCACTACTGATGAAAGAAACGCGTTGATTCGCGCAATGAACCACCTGAAAGCCGTTGTGAGTTTGTTCCCCAAACGAATGACTCTTTTAAGCTAAATAACCCAAAGCAATTAATTGGCGTAAACCCGCCGGGATTCGCTTTGCCTGAAGAAAGGAAAATCACATGCTGAATAAATCATCTGGTACCACTAAGCCTGCTTCATATATTGAACTCGATATGATGCTGAATGATGCACGTAAGGAAGAGCGTCTTGCTCGTGCTGAACTTATGGCCTCACGCCTCAATGTATTGGCATGGAAAATCCGTAGTGATGGAATGACACACATCGAAGCAGCCGAGCTGCTTAATCAGGAAGCGGCAAAAATCCAGGCACAGATTGAGGAGGCGCACTAATGGCTGACTCAATGGACATCGTGCAGCAGCGAACCGACGAAATGCTGGCTCGCAACATCGCAAATATTGTCATTCGCGCGCCGGCTGTAAGTTCCTCATTTTGCGAAGACTGTGATGTCCCAATTCCTGAAATGCGCCGACGTTCGTATCTGAGTGTAACTCGCTGTGTTTCCTGCCAGGAAATTGAGGAACAGTGCAGTAAACACCGGCAGGGTAATACCTGATGTATGATGAATTTGCTTACCCGTGGAATGCTCCACGGGAAGCTATCGCCAGCCCTTATGCCACCTATGAGGAAATGGACTGCCGCAGTCAGATGATTGCGGCTTTAGTGCATGCGCAGGAACTACTCGAAAAACAGCCAGCGCTGATACAGCTTGACGTTAAACGCCGCGTTAGTAATCTGGAAAAGACACAGGGAACAGCCCGCGCTAATGCGTACTTAACAAAGACATTTGTTGAGCGCACATTGCCACGAGTTGAAACCGTTAACGCTCAATATCGTGTCGGCGTAATGAAGGGAAGCACATTGAATTTACTCGGCGGTAACGCCACTGAGCGTGGCAATACGGCTATAGCAGGTGGTCAGCTTTTCAATCTGATGCGCCGCTTCAACCGACTGCCTGACATGGCGCGCGCCGACGTCGATCTACTGGTCGGGGATGTTGCTAATTTCATCCTTGCCGAGCTGGTACAGGCACACGCGCAGGCCAGCGACGAGTCAGATTACAAATACACGCACCGTGTTTACATGACCGCCGCCACCATCACCCGCGAGCTGAGCCAGACGCCTCCACTGTGGGAAAAGGTCACATCGCGCCTTTTTGACCCGGAGGAAGTTACTCCGGCAATCCTGCGTATGCAGATGGAAAATTGGTGGAAAGGCAGGCTGCGTCGCGTCGCCGCATGATGGCGTGAACATCTCCAAATCGCTCTGGCAAACGTCAGCAAAAAGCATACCCCCTATGCCAGCAGCATGACCGTATCTGAGTGGCGTGAGCAGAAGCGCCGCACCCGTGAGTTTCTGAAGGGAATGGAGCTGGAAGACGAAGAAGGCAACCGCATCAGCCTGATCGAGAAATACGACGGCAGCGTGGCCAATCCGGCGATTCCCCGCTGCGAGCTGATGACCCGCATTCGCGGCTTCGAAAACATCTGCAACGAGATGGGCTTTATCGGCGAGTTCTACACGCTGACCGCCCCCGCGCGCTATCACGCCACAATCAAAACCGGGCATCGTAACCGAAAATGGAACGGTGCCAGCCCGGCCGACACGCAGCGTTATCTCTGCAGTGTATGGCAGAAAATTCGCGCCAAGCTGCATCGCGAAGAAATCCGCATCTTCGGAATCCGTGTTGCCCAGCCTCATCACGACGCGACCCCACACTGGCACATGCTGATGTTTATGCGCCCGGAACAGGCTGAGCGCGTGCGCGAGATTATGCGCGACTACGCCTGGCAGGAAGACGGCAACGAGCTTACGACCGACAAGGCCCGCAAGGCCCGTTTTCACGCCGAGGCTATCGACCCGGAGAAAGGCAGCGCAACGGGTTACGTTGCTAAATACATTTCCAAGAATATCGATGGCTACGCGCTGGACGGCGAGACGGACGACGAAAGCGGCAAAGACCTTAAGGAAACCGCCTCGCCGTTTCCGCATGGGCGGCACGCTGGCATATCCGGCAATTCCAGTTTGTGGGCGGCGCGCCGGTCACGGTTTACCGAGAACTGCGCCGCATGGCTGACAGCGAAACCGCGCACGGCCTGTGCATTGAATTTGCCGCCGCGCTTGACGCAGCCGATGCAGGAGACTGGGCTGGATATGTTAACGCGCAGGGAGGCCCGTTCGTGCGCCGCGACGAGCTGGCTGTGCGTACCTGGTATCAGGCAAGCGAAGTCTCTAATGAATACGGTAAGGAAACCGTGCGCATCAAGGGCGTTTACGCAACTGAAGTTGGCGACGACACGCCGATCTTAACCCGCCTGATGCAGTGGAAGATTGTTCCGAAAAGTGCCGTTGATTTGGGTTTGGAATTTAAGGACGCGTCCGCGTCCTCTCGGAGTTCTGTCAATAACTGTACGGAGCTAACAGGTTCTGAAGCAGCTATCGATTTCACAAAGCCCCCCTACTCGCGCCGAGCGAAGAAGGATCATTAAGCAAATTAGAGAAAAGCCAGCGCAGGAGCAACCTGAGCCGGACAAATATCACACTGAACTAAGTCATTGCACAGAACGGGAAGCGTTGAAAAAGAGTTTCTTCGAGATCTCCAGGTTAACACTGTCCGACGGTGAAGCTTTACGCATGATGAAAGGCCACACAATCAAGGTTGGGGAGCTTACTTACTGGAGCGGTACGAGCGGCTATCTCTTTCATAGACGGCGCAAAAATCCCACTCCCTTAAAACGCTTCATAGCGCTCGCGAGAAAAAGAGGCATACAGCTGCCTGTTTAATAAAACGGCAGTCGGACTAATCTGAACGGCACGATTCTTTACGATTTGAAGTCATCATGATACTGCTTATACATACAGTATATTTTGACTAGAAGGAGTTAATCAATTGATGAACATAGATAATCTAAGTGAAACGGTCGCACGCATTCAGTTCATTGCCGACGTATCACTGATCGCACACTGCAAAGAAGATGAACTAAAAATGGCACTGTCGATGATCAGTGACATGGCAGGGACAATCGACACAGCTATTTTCGAAGCCGCTATATACTGTCAGGCAGAATGATTAAGACATCCTTCCCTACCCTTCACTAGCCACCTTTCAGGTGGCTTTTTTTGCTGCTGCATACAAGTGCATATGGTTGCATGAATCTGCATGATCGAAACTGGATCGCTAAGCGTCTGTATGACCAGAGCTGGCGCGTTCAGAGGTTGTACATGCACATGCATGAAAAGCGATGCATAAAGCGGGCAGGCGTGGCGGGGATAGCATTGCGCGCAGGCATTGAGAAAGTTCACAATTGCCTATGCATTTGATAACTACACATATAAATTTGAAGCTCTCACTAGTTTACTCACATCAGGTTTGAAGCGATTAGGGCTATAAATGAAGGATCTTTGTTTGCTTAGGACTCACTACATTCATCATTTTGAAATGAAAAAAGCTATAGACAGCTATCCCATTGATTAAAAAGGTTTTTTAACTTTTTGAATTTATGACTTAGAATGCTTTACCAAGTATCATCCCTTTAGGTATTCTGTAACTATTATAGTTTATATAGTTGCACAAAATTTGTGCTCTTAAATCGATATCATAGGATTATATTTTGTCGCTAAATTTATTAAGCTTATTTTGTGGGGCTGGCGGGCTGGATTTAGGCTTCACTAATCAAGGTTTCAATGTGAATCTAGCTATTGACCTCTCACAAGCGGCAATTGATACTCATAGAGCAAATTTTTATGGTTCTAATGCTCAAACTCATGATCTTTTAAAATTGGGGATACCCGGTCTTTTGGCATTATGCGAAGAAAACTTTGATATTGACGAACCAATTGGAATTATTGGAGGTCCACCTTGTCAGGGTTTTTCTCGTGGAAATATTGGATCATCCAAAGATGACCCGCGTAACCAATTGGCTCTATTTTACATACAAGCAATCTCAGCTCTTAAAAAAATATTTAACATCGAATTTATAGTGTTTGAAAATGTCCTTGGGATTCGAGATAAAAAACATCAAGATATTTATAATGAAATTATAGACTCGTTAAATAATTTATCGTTTGAAGTTTCCGAAAATGAACTTAATGCAGCGAATTTTGGTGTTCCTCAAATTAGAAAACGCATAATAATTATTGCGATTAAAAAAAGGGAATCTAGAACTAAAGTTTCGTTTTCGAATTTAACTACGCATAAGACAGTGAAAGAAGCGATATTTGGCCTTCCAGAACCAATCTTTTACGAAAAAGGAATTTTACCTAGTGATATTCCTTATCATCCCAATCATTGGACAATGAAACCAAAATCAAAAAAATTTCTTGATACTGCATCTTTTCACAATAAGAATAGAAGTTTTAGGGCGATAAGTTGGGATAAACCAAGCCCTACTGTAGCATATGGGAATCGAGAGATACATGTGCACCCAGATAAAAAGAGAAGACTGTCAATACATGAGTCCTTACTTCTACAGGGTTTTCCAAAAGATTTTGTGTTGAGTGGAACTCTTTCTCAACAAGTTACCCAAGTATCTAATGCCGTTCCACCTCCGATGGCTGAGGGAATAGCAAAAGAAATTAAGAGAGTTATAAGGAGAGCATAATGAATACAGAAAGTAAGCTTATTAAAGATTCACAGGAGCTACTAGGTAAACTTAAAGCTCATGAAGAACAAGTGTTTTCTACAAAATTAAAAACAAACGAAAGAGTTCTTGCTAGAGTTACCGACGGTATTTACAGGGAGCCTGTCTCAGCTCTACGAGAGTTAATTTCTAATGCCTTTGATGCAGATGCGGAAAACGTATTTATTACCACTGATGCCCCACGATTTAAAAATATTAGAATTGAGGATGATGGTCAAGGAATGAGCGTGGAGACGCTAGTTCATGTGATACATAACATTGGGGGGAGTCTTAAGAGGACTTCTAACGGAGAGTTTTATGGTGTAACTGGTTCGAATGGTAATTATAGTCCGAAAGGTAGAAGGTTGATTGGGAAAATTGGTATTGGATTGTTTTCTGTATCTCAATTATCTCAAAACTTCCAAATAATAACGAAAAGATCTGGCGATAATTTCAGAACTGTGGCCACGGTAGCATTACAACAATACAATGAAGTTGATGAGAGGGAAGCTGATCAAGAATATGAGTCAGGAAATGTCAATATTTGGAAAGAAAAAGTTGAAGATTTAAACTCACACGGTACAACTATTGTTCTAAATAATATAAGAGTGCAAGCAAGAGAAACATTAACAGATAAAAGATTCTGGCGAGAATTTGATATTAATCAAAACGAAAGTCAACTAAAAAAAACAAAACCGCCTACCCCTAAAAAGTATTATATCGGCCGGCTGGAGAATGGCAAAAATGCAGAGGAAATACTTCACAGTATAGACAAAGATGGAGTATATCAGTCTCTACCTTGGGATGAGGGGACGGCTGATGACGAAAAGTTTTTACAAATGACTAAACGTGTCTGGGATGAAACCTTAAAATCCAACCAACGGCCTCAAATTGAAAAGCTTTTTGACCATTATTTTTATATGCTCTGGAGATTATCACTGTCGATCCCTACAAGTTATGTAAATGGGGATATATTCGACACTACTGATCCTGACAAGTACTTATGTTACCATTTATCAAATCTAGCAAAAGAACAAGCTAAAAAGTTTGATTTTGAACCTGGAAAATCTATACGTGAAACCTTAGGAATCGAAAAAACTAATGATAATGAAAAGTTCAAGGTTTCTGTAGATAATATAGTTTTAAAAAGACCAATACTATTTGATGACTTACCCAAGACAAAGGGAAGAATAAACAAGCCTATGGTCTTTTTTGGTAAATATAGCGAAAACTTTGGAGGTAAACCCGCCACGCTCTCAGCCGGTGAATTAAAATTCCATGCATATCTTTTTTGGAACAACAAAATAGCACCTGTTGAACATCGCGGCGTTCTCATTCGGGTATTTAACGCAAGTGGTACGCTTTTCGATGAAACTTTTTTAGATTATCAAGTTCAAGAAATCAATAGATTAGAACAAATAACGTGCGAAATATTTATCGAAAAAGGTTTTGATAGCGCTCTTAACATTGATCGGGAGTCTTTTAATTACTCTCACCCGCATGCAGTACTACTTACTCGCTGGTTACATAATTCATTACGTCAACTGACAAACACTCAGAAATCTTTAGCTAGCTCAGCAAGAACTGAACAAAAAACGCAAAATTTAGATTTAGCTATAGATGGCATTAAACAAATAGCACAAAAGGTTTGGGATTCTAACCATGAGTCTAGCTTAATTTCTAGACCCTCAGTCGATTTTGTAAAAGAAAATACTCAGATCTCAATAAATGACGGTCAAGAGGAAGACGAAGAAGACGGTTACACTGATTACTCTTTGAATAGAGAAATACTCAACTTTAAATCTAATGAGCGAACTACACAAAATGAAAAGCATCGTATGCGTATTTTGGAAGAAAAGCTTAAGGCCATCGCAACAGTATTAATAAGTTACGGCATATTTGACTTGGTACCTGTAGACAAAAGGGATGAGATGCTTCGTGCAATTTATGAGATTGTTCAAGTCGAGGGAAATGACAATGCATGAATATCTAGATGATGATGATTTATTATCAGAAATAGTTGGCGATGAAGAATCTCCTCCAATATCTCGATTGGTTAAAAGTGATTTTCAACCTTGGCATCTGCCCCGCAAACAGTTCGTTAGAATTAAACAATGGATTCAATTGCTTGATAGAAATAAAAGAAAGATATTAGACGGTGGTGATAGATTAAAATACCTCAGTTTGCCAGGGGATGACTTGTTAGACTTACGCGTCATTCACGATGATTTTTGTATTAAAAATAAAGTTAAACTTAATTTCTTAGGATTTAATCGCTTTCCTAATGATACAAGTCACCCAAGACACTATGACATCAATCTTTCACTCGTCGAAGTTAAAGAAAAAGATTTAATTGATAATGAGTCGCAAATCATTAACTACGATATCAATCAAATTGGGCTCAAAGGTTCGCCTGCTAATGTTGAAGCAAGAAAACATGCTCCCTTTGATGTCATAAATCTTGATTTCTGCGATAGCATTTTTAACACTAAAGAAGCAGGCCATAATACACATGATCTGTTGAACGAAATGCTTTTCATTCAGTCAAGCAAACGAAGCCCTTGGTTGATGTTTGTTACTACAAGAATTGGCGAAAAATTTTGTGATGAACAAATCATCAGTAAATTAATGCAGTGTTTTAAGGAAAATCTAACACATATAGAGTTCTCTAATGCTGCTAAAGAAAAATTGGGAATTATTGACATTGACGATTTTGAAGAGTCTATGAGTGAACATGATAAGCATGCTAACATCACATTGATTTCTCTTTTAAAATGGTTATTGACCCGCTGTTTTAGCTATAATCCAAAATGTAAAATCGATTTAAGTAGCACTATGTCATATATGGTTGAGAAAGACTCAGCTGGATTTGATATGGTTTCATTTGCATTATTATTTACACCTGTTGTTGATATACCAGTAGATAGATTTGATCTTGTTACAAAAAGTCGTCCTGAATCTGAATTAACTGAGCCTACTTTGGCAGTTAATTTTATTGATAGAATTTTAACTAGAAAAGATTGCGATGCAATTTTATCTAGCGATGAAGATTTGCAGGAAAATATGATTAATCAAACAATTGCGCTTCTGTTGAAAGCTAGATACGATACGGATAATTACAGAGCATGGGTTAAATCACACTTTTCTTCTAGCGCATGTTAATAATCAGTTAAATAAACAAGAAGCAAGGAAAGAGTTCCTTGCTTCTTGCTTCTTGCTTCTTGCTTCTTGCTTCTTAATATAAATCATTAAGGGTTAATATTGAATTTTTATTATATAGCGTCTGTTTCGTTATGTTTTAATAAAAAGCTAAAGCATAATTTTATAATCATACAGAGGCCGCACCCACTTAATCAAGTTGCATGTTTTAGATAAGAAGTTGCGATTGCTTTACGCCTCGAAATTTATAATGCCATTTGTTAATTAATAAAGTTAAATAATGTTTCCCTCCAATTGATAAGGCCGAAAAGCTATTACTTCCTTTCCTATCCACATATTTATCTCCTTAAACCGCTCCTGCAGCGGTGTCAGCTCGTTACGCACAAACATCTGAGACGCTTTCACCGCGTCACCGAAGCCGCCGGAGTTGTCCGGGATAATCCCCATTATCTGCGGCGGAACGCGGTGCGCGCTTAACAGGTCGTCGCGGCTGGCTTTCTTGATGTTAAAGAAATCGTCTTTGGTCGCCACTTCACTAAGCGGCAGGATCTTAATGCCGTCCGGCTTACCGTTGGGCGCGTACATGAACAGGTTGCGGAAGTTGCCGATCCCTTTCGTGTCGCGCATCACCTGGCGCATCCGGTCAACGTCGCTGCTGCTCTGCGCCGCGTCGGTCATATTAAGAATGTAACCGGCGTGCGCGCCGTTCTGGTAATACTTGCGGCGGAACAGGGTCGCCGCCTCATTCAGCCAGGCGGAGTTAAGCGCGCTGATGTATTCCGGCAGGCCGAACAGCTCCTGATTAATATCCGGCTCCATCAGGTGAAACACGCTGCCGGCAGAAAATTCATGCGACTCTTTCCAGTCATTCACAAACCAGTAAACGCCACCCTTCACGCCCCTGCGGGTGAATTTGGCCGGAGTGGTTTCAAGACGCAGCGGCTTACCCAGACTGTTGCGGCGCAACTCGGCAAAGGCGTTACCGAAAACCAGATAATCCAGCGCAAACTTGCTGAATTCCTGCTGGCTCATCATCGGGTGCGGGATAAAGGTCGAGGCCAGAATGTTGCGCTTTACGTAAATCGGCGAGCTGTGATGCACGGCTGCGCGCAGGCTTTTTGCCAGCCCATTAAAGCTGACTGGCGGCTCAAACCAGCGCCCGTTTCCGATGCACTCGGCGTAATCCAGAATGTCGCGTTTATCCATGACCGGCGTCGGCTCGCCGAAGGTAAATGCCTCGGCCTGCTGCTGCGTTGCGGTTGCCTGTAGTGGCGGTGTGGGCCTTGCGGCCTCTGCGTTTGCTCATCAGTAAAATTCCAGAATTGATGGATTAGCGCCGCCGCTGGCTGCGGTAAGCGGTTCGTTTAACAGGGCGTGCATGATGGCCCAGGCGACGTCGGCGTGGCTGGCCGGGGGAAATATCATCGTGCTGCAGCGTATTCTCGGGCATTCCGACATCAGGGTGACGATGCGTTATGTGCACTTCGCGCCCGACCATCTTGAGGATGCAATTCGTTTTAATCCGCTGGCGTTGATGGCGAAGGAAAGTGGCGACAAAGTGGCGACTAAGAGTCCAGCAGAGTAGAACAGAAGGTAACAGGGTTGGGCTTAACTAATTGATGATATTGTAAGTTACTGTTTTTAAATGCCAACCAAAAAAAGACCGAACACGATTCCTGTATTCGGTCCAGGGAAATGGCTCTCAAGGAGCCGTGCGCTAAAAGTTGGCATTAATAGAGGCTTTCGCCTTGCTTCTAAAGCGTAGGACAACGCGCCAGATTTTCCAGCCAGCGCCACGGCTCAGACCATAAACCCGACAGGTTTGTGACCCGTAAGACAAATTTGCGCACGCTTGCCTGCGTCGTCTTATTTTGTGCACAGCGCCTGTGCACGATCCACGACAGGTTGCAGACTCATCATCCGATCCGGATGCGCTTTATCCGGCGCCTGAATCACGCTGATGGGCTGTGCCTTCACCCGCTTAGCGTTGACCTGAGCCTCCGCCTTCTCATTAAGCGGGTACTGCATCAGCGTGCTGGGATTGATGGCAAACAGCGATCCATCTTTCTCACAGGTCAGCATCACCTCTTCACGATTAAACGGCCACTTGTCTTTACCAATTTCGAAACGGCTGACGGTGATGATTTGTGCCGCTGCTGCCTGACCAGCCAGCGTTAATAACAGCAGTGTGGGGATCGCTTTCTTCAGCAACAT